TAGAAGAATGTTAGCATCTAAAAGCAAAACAGCTACTTGGTACTAACTCATGTGGTTATCGGCAATTAAATTAGCCGTTTCTGCAGGTAGTAAAATTTATGCTAATAAACAGAGAACGAAAATAGCTATGTCGGATGCACAGCTTATGCATGCATCTAAAATGGCCGCTGGTGAAGAAGCTTATCAGGGAAAATTACTAGAATCTAGAGATTCAGATTGGAAGGACGAGGCAGTTTTAATAATTCTCTCGGCTCCAATAGCAATCCTGGCATGGGCAGTCATATCAGACGATCCAACTGTGATGGACAAGGTAAATATCTTCTTTGATCATTTTTCCAACCTCCCTTCATGGTTCACTAATCTTTGGATCCTTGTAGTTGCAAGTATTTATGGTATAAAGGGAACACAAATATTTAAAAACGGAGGAAAAAAATAATGGAAAACACTAGTACAAAAGGAAATATTCTTCATGGGAAATTAAAGTCTCAAAAAGAACTTAAAAAAATTACTGATAGTAAAGAATATAAAAAAAGTGATTACGACTCAAAAACTAAAATGTTAAATAAAGCAACAATGGCAAAAGGTGGAAGAGTTGAGTACAAACATGGCGGCGGAGTTGGTTGTGCTAAAAGAGGATTTGGTAAAGCTTTAAAAAAAGGAAAGAAATAATGAGAAAAAAATACGGAAAAGGTGGAAAAACTTTAACGACAGCACAGAAAAGTTTACCTGATGCATTAAAGAAAAAAATTTTAATGGCTAAAGGTAAGAAAAAAAAACCAGGTGAAAAATCACCTATATCTAAAATGGTGAGGGCATAATGATGTTAGAAATTATAAGAACTTCTATTAATGAAGTTAAACATATTTACACAGAACATAAAAACGTTGTTATTGGAACAGTTATTGTTTTAATTATAGCTTTTATTTTATAATCATGGCTAAAGCAAAAGGGCTTTACGCCAACATTCACGCAAAAAAAAAGAGAATCGCTGCAGGCTCAGGTGAGACTATGAGAAGACCTGGAGCTAAAGGGGCACCTACAAAAAAAGCATTTGTAAATAGTGCTAAGACAGCTAAGAAACCTAAAAAGAAAAAAACTAGAACGGCGTAATGGCTACTGCAGCTTGGACTAGAAAAGAAGGTAAATCCAAATCCGGTGGATTGAATGCTAAAGGAGTAGCTTCATATAGAAAAGCTAATCCAGGTTCTAAACTTAAAACAGCAGTCACAACTAAACCCTCTAAATTAAAATCAGGATCTAAAGCTGCAAAACGTAGAAAGAGTTTTTGCGCTCGTATGTCTGGAATGAAGAAAAGTCGTACTTCAGCTAAGACTGCAAGAGATCCAAATAGCAGAATTAATAAATCTTTAAGAAAATGGAACTGCTAATGATAGATAGATTTTTTTATAAATTTTTTGGGGCTATTGACAATTTTTTTGATTGGTTTACTGCTCCTAGATGTAAATGTAAGTTAAAAAAAAAGAAAAAATGAGAGACAATAAAGTATTAGAAAATTTTTTAAAACATACTGAAAAGAAACTAAAAGAAATGGATCTTTTTAAGTTTTTAAAAAAAGAAGTAGAAACAGGTGCTAATGGTACTCAAGACTACATTATTAAAAAAGGTGAAAATAAAGGAAAGAAAGCAAATGTTAAATGAAGAATTAGTAGTAATAAGTAGAATACAGAAGTATTTAAAAGAATCTTATCAAAATGTTGCAGATGCTATGATTGGTGGTGGTATTGACAATATGGAGAAATACAAGTATATGTTGGGACAGGCACAAGCCTATTTAATAATATCTCAGGAAATCTCTAACCTGCTAGAACCTAAGGAGCAAAAAAATGAAAATAAAGAACGAGACGAAACCAACGTCATCAACTTCGACTTCGACTTCGGAAACCCCGAAAATTAAATCTGCACTTTTAGACAAATACGAAGATACCAATAAAAAAGAAATTGAAGGGTATGAACGTTTAAAGTCAAAAGAAAATACAAAATTACCACAACCCACTGGATGGAGATTAGTTATTCTTCCATTTAAAATGCCAGAAAAAACCAAAGGCGGATTGTACTTTGGACAAGATACTTTAGAAAAACAACAAGTAGGATCTACTTGTGGTTTAGTACTTGCAGTTGGCCCTCATGCTTATGATGGAAAAAAATTTCCTGAAGGTCCTTGGTGCAAGAAGGGTGATTGGGTAATCTTCGCTCGTTATGCTGGATCCAGGATTCAAATTGATGGTGGAGAAGTCAGACTGCTAAATGATGATGAAGTTTTAGCAACTATAGATAACCCTGAAGATATACTTCATAAATACTAAACATAGAAGGAGAACAAACTATGCCAGAAGAAAATAAAATGGTCGACATTGATACATCGGGACCAGATACAGAAGTTGAATTAGAAAATTCAAACACTGAAACAGAAACAAGTAACATAGAGGTTTCAAATGAAACAACTACTGACGACAGTAATGAATCCAATGATTCATCTGAGAAATCTAGTGAGCAGTCTGATGTTTCAGATAGCAAATCTAAAGATGAAATTAAAACTAAAGACGAAGTAGAACAGTATAGTGAAGGAGTTCAAAAAAGAATTTCTAAACTAACAAAAAAATGGAGAGAAGCTGAGAGACAAAAAGACGAAGCTTTAACTTATGCTGAAAGAGTAATGGCAGCTAAGAAAGAGTCTGATGCTAAAATGTCTAAGTACGAACCTTTGTTTTTTAAAAATACTGAAGAGTCTATAAAAAATGGTTTGGAAGCAGCTAAGGCTAAATTATTAGCAGCAAGAGATGCTGGTGATATTCAAGCTGAAGTAGAAGCTCAAACTATGATATCTGAATTAGGATATAAAAATGCAAGATTTACAGAAACTAAATCTCAACAAGAAGAGTACAATAAAAGGAGAGAAGCACAAGCTAGAACTCCCGATATTAACTTAGCTAGACAGCCAATGTCTCAGGGAAATCCTGATCCTAAAGCTGAAGATTGGGCAAGTAAAAACACATGGTTTGGTCAAGATAATGCAATGACTTATACTGCGTTTGATTTACATAAGAAATTAACGGATGAGGAGGGTTTTGACCCTTCAAGCGATGATTATTATTCTGAAATTGATAGAAGAATAAGACTTGAATTTCCGCAAAAATTTGTTAATAATAGCAATACGGTAGAAACGACTAAACCGGTACAGAATGTAGCTTCGGCTAGAAGAAGTACAAAATCAGGTCGCAAAACTGTGAGACTCACATCATCACAAGTAGCAATTGCTAAAAAATTAGGTGTGCCGCTAGAAGAGTATGCAAAACAATTAAACATCACGAAGGAGGCTTAAGCATATGGAAAATGATATTAAAGACGACAAGAGAACCTCACGTGCGAGTCAAACAAGAGAAAAAACATCTCAAAAAAAAGTTTGGACTCCACCATCAGCTTTAGATGCACCACCCGCACCTACAGGCTTCAGACATAGATGGGTAAGAGCAGAAACTTTAGGTTTTAACGATACTAAAAATGTATCACAAAGACTTAGACAAGGTTATGAATTAGTGAGAGCTGATGAATATCCTGATTCTGACTTTCCAATCGTTGAAGACGGTAAATATTCGGGAGTAATCGGAGTTGGCGGCCTTTTGCTGACAAGGGTACCGGAAGAGATCGCTGAACAGAGATCGAAGTATTATGCTTCGCAATCTGCAGAGCAAGTTGAAGCAATGGACAACGATCTTATGAAGGAACAGCATTCGAGTATGCCTATCAATGTTGATAGACAGTCTCGTGTAACCTTCGGTGGCTCAAAGAAAAGTTAATTTTTTAACAATTACTACGACCACTGGATAAACTTAACCCGTAACTAATTTTTTTAGTTACACATGGAGATAAATATAATGGCACTAACAAACGAAGACAATGCTTTCGGATTGAGAGCAATAGGAAAAGTTGGCCAGAATAGAGATAACCAAGGTTTATCCGAGTACGGCATAGCAGCAAGTTCGACTGCAATCTACCAAAACGACCCCGTAATGATGGCGGCAACTGGTAAGATTGTTGTAGGAACAGCGGCTGCTGTTTTACTAGGATCACTTAATGGTGTTTTCTATACTGACGCTAGCAACAACAAGCCAACTTGGGCAAATCACTTAGCAGCAAGTAATACTGCTACTGATATTGTTGGGTTCGTTTCTGACGATCCTTACGAGAGGTTTGAAATACAGTCTGATGCTGCGTTAACAGTAGCGGAAGTTGGACTAAATGCTGATATAGTATATGCAGCTGGTGCAACACCCAACTATATATCAAAAGTAGAATTAGATCATTCAGATCTACAGACTACTACAGCACAACTAAGAGTGATCGGGATTTCGAAAGATCCACAAAATAATGCTGCAGGCGTTGCAAACGTTAACGCAGTAGTTATTATTAACGAACACTTCTTAAAAGGAACGGTAGGTATATAATGGCGATATCAAGAGGACAACTAGTTAAAGAACTAGAACCAGGTTTAAATGCACTATTTGGCTTGGAATATAAACAGTACGAAAATCAGCATGCTGAGATATACAATACTGAATCATCAGACAGAGCGTTTGAAGAAGAAGTAATGTTATCTGGTTTTGCTCAAGCACAAGTTAAACCTGAGGGTTCTGGTGTAGTTTTTGACAATGCTCAAGAAACTTACACAGCTAGATACACTCACGAAACTGTAGCTTTAGCATTCGCAATCACTGAAGAAGCGATTGAGGATAACCTGTATGATAGACTTGCGTCTAGATATACAAAAGCACTAGCTAGATCAATGGCACAGACTAAACAAGTTAAAGCGGTAAATCCTTTAACTCAAGGTCTACCAACAGCTGACAACTACGACTCAGGGGATGGTGTTTCTTTATTTAACACTGCTCACCCAACAGTTGCAGGTACAGTAGCTAACACACTAGCTACTCAGTCAGACCTTAATGAAACTTCATTGGAGCAGTCTTTAATTGACATCGCTGCAATGACTGATGAAAGAGGTCTAAAAATTGCTGCAAGAGGAATAAAAATGATTATTCCTTCTGAGCTTCAATTTACAGCTGAGAGACTTATGAAGTCTGATCAAAGAGTTGGTACTGCTGACAATGATACTAATGCAATTAAATCAATGGGAATGATTCCACAAGGTTATGTGGTTAATAATTTCCTAACTGATCCAGATGCATTTTTCATCACTACAGATGTTCCAAATGGAATGAAGTACTTCCAAAGATCAGCTATTAAAACAGCTATGGAAGGCGACTTCGACACTGGTAATGTAAGATACAAAGCTAGAGAAAGATACTCTTTTGGAGTTTCTGACTTTAGAGGTATTTTTGCATCAGAAGGTGCTTAATAATTAAATGTAACGAGGCGAGATTTATTCTCGCCTCATTATGAAAGTAACAAAGGTATAAATGAAAAAACTTCTTATAAACATCTGGGCACATAGTCATCACGCTAAATTTGAAATTTTAGCTGAAGATAATGCTAAATCCGTTGAAAGTGCTATACTTGACAAACTAGGAGAAAACAGTATAAAATGGGAAGATCTCGGAAATAATTATAATGACGAGTTTAATAGAATAACTTTTGAGGAGGTTGTTTATGATACAAGACCTATACAAACGAAAAAGGTCCTTGGAGTTGAAGTGGGAACAAGAGCATATTAACGAAAATAGATATACTCTTGATATGGTCAAGATTGATGATAAAATTAAAAGAATCATCACTGACATAAAGCTTGAAGAAGCTAGAATAGCCCATGTACAGAACAATGTTGAAGGTTCTGCTCCAGAAGTTTCAGTAGCTACTTAATTAACAAGCTACATCGTTGGAAAATTCCACTCCACACTGTAGGATCTCTTGCACTCTACTTAAAAATAACATATAATAATCACACTATACATAAATTAATATTCTGCATGGACGCAGTATAGTCGACGGCCTAGAGACTATGTAGAATTTAACTAGGAGAACTATCATGGCAAATACTACTTTTT